TATTAGCATTGACTGCATTTATGTTTGAACTGTTTGTATTTACAGCGTTTATGTTTGTTTCATTACCTGCTACTGCATTAATGTTAGTTGAATTACCTGCAACAGAATTTACGTTGGCTATATCTGTAGCAACAGTATTTACATTAGCTATGTCAGTACCAACTGCATTAACATTAGCTATATTATTAGCAACAACTTCTATTTCTGATGTTGCTTCGTTTAAATCATTTGCAACAGTTTCTACTTCAGAGATTGCTTCGTTTAAATCATCAGCTACTTTAATTACATCATTAATGTTTGTTGCTACTGTGTTTACTGAAGCTATGTTTGCTGATACTGTTCCAATATCTGTAGCATCATTGGCTACTGCTGTAACATCAGAGCTAATACCTGCAACCGTAGTTACATCAGAACTAATACCTGCTACTGTTGTAATGTTAGGTAAGTTTGTAGATATGAATTGTTTGTTAACAGCATCAGTATTATTTACTGGGTTTGCTACATTTTTTAATCTTTTATTTTGTACATCCCAGTTAAAGTCTACGTTATCTAATGATATTACGTCACCCGCTTTATCAATAGCTTCTTGCGACATAAAAAACGCTTGGTCACTATCTGTATCTAGGTCATTTTCAGTTAATACTGAACCTGATACGTAGTCTACTAATTTTGTATTTTGACTTGTTGTTCTTCTTATTTCAATAGCGGCACCATTAGCCGGCGCTGTAGTGAATGTAAGATTAGTACCTGCGGCATCTAAAGTATATGCTGTAACACTAACACCCGCTACTGTAGCAGATAAATCATCTGTACTACGGTAACTAAAAGGAATAGCGTATGTAGTAGTTGTACCGTTTCCGGTGTATCTTACGAATGAATTAGCCATATTTGTGTTTTATCTCTTCTAAAAGGGGTACTTTATTGGTTTACTATATTTAAATAAGTTTTTAAATAATTATCTTGAATATTTTGTATATTTAAACCACGTTTTAACATTGTTTGTTCTATAATTGGAAAGTTTTTATACATCTCAGCATAAGCGGCGCTTTCTGCCGCGTGAACAATATTTAAGATAATTTGTTGTCTAGCGTCTTCTATAGAACCATTTAAATCAATATACAATTTACTTGTAGTATTATATAAATCACTGTTTTTATCTGCAATTAATTCTTCAATATATTCTTTTAAATTAACATTTTTACCTTTATAATTTAATTCTACTTGACCAACTTTTTCTCTCCACATATCATATGCAGTTTGACCTGTAACAGGGTCTTTTAGTTCTTTTAAATCTATTCCAGTATTTCTATCTTTTGAAGGTGGTGCTTTATAATTAAATGTTCTTTCTTCAAAGAATTTAGAAGTTTCTGTATTTTTAAATTTAGTCATAGCAAAAGGTGAAGACCATAAACCAGTTTTACCACCTAAACCAAACAACCAACCATTTTTTCTATCTATTGGCTCACCAAACATATTACGTTGAGGCATTTGATTTTGTTCTTTCCAAAAAGTATAAGTTGTTATTCTATCACTTAGATTGTATAATTCTTTTTGTTCATCTTCAGTTACTCTACTTAAATATCTAAAACCACCTGATAACGGAGCTATTTTAAACATAGCACGCGCAAGAACACTGTCTGCTAATTTTTCAGGATTTCGTGATTGCATTATCTCACCACCAAAAGCTAGTGATGCTGTTTCTATAATATTTTTAGTATAAAATTTAGAAGTAATATTTTTAGTTAAAGAAGTTATAACACCCATAGCTAACTCAGTGTATTGTCTTTCAACATCTTCGGGCATATCTTCATTGTATCTATAAAAGTTTTGAATAGCTTCATATATATCAGCCGCAATAAAAAATGGCATAAATATTGGGTCTAATCTATTTAAAGAAATAAATCTACCATCATCTGTTTTATATGAGTATTCTTGCCAACCAGTCGCGTTTGTTCTTTCTCTATTTTCTTTATAGTTTCTTGAACCACCGCCAGTAAATGTACCATTTTGCGCCGCTAAAATTGCTGAGCCCCACAATAAGTAGCCTGCTTGTATTCTAGCGTTTGCTTCTGCCGCCGCTTCTGTGTTTAAATATTTTCCATCTTTACCTTTAGCAAGCATGTGTCTCATTTGAAATTGGTATCTACCTAAAAGAGGTAAGTGTTGAAAATTCCATCTTAATAAATTTGATGGTGTATTTATAAAGTGTAATCCAAGTGCTCTTAAAGGTTTAAAACCACCACCAGTACTTGTTAATTGTAATATTTTTCCTGTTATACCACCTTCTTTTTTACCTGTTTTAGGATTAATAGAATATGCTGACTGTGTGTAAGTACCTTCTCTAGCATATTCTAAAGGGTCATTAACTTTAGTTTTATCTTCATCAGATAAACCTCTAATATTAATATCAGAAGTTGGAATTGCTTCACCACTTTTAGAAATATATTGAGCTTCATATTTTCTAAATAATTCTTTATATTTTGCTCTGTTTGTAAATCTATCTTTAAAAGATTTTAAATTACCACCTAAAACTTCAGGATGATTTTTCATAATTAAACTATTAATTTGAGCAGTCATTCTTGCTTTATACATCATAGTTTTCATGTATTCATCTCCTGCTGATAAAACTCTCATTGGTAATGTAACGCCGTAAGCTACTGGATTTACAATACCTCTTTGCAACAAAGCACCTGCTTTACCTAGTGGTGATGTTAATAATTCACCCATAGAATTAATCCATCTTTGTAATTGACCTTGTCTAATGTTGCTATCATATTTCATTTGTGTAGCATCTAATAAAGGTCTGCCTGCTCTAAACGTTTTGTACATTCGTTTTAAAGCATGTAAAGTATATGTATATTGATAAATATAAGTTTCTAAGGCTTCTCTTGCTACAACTGCCGCTCTGTTTTTATCTCTAATAGATAAGTTAGCCGCCCTTAATAACATCACAAAAGGTTTCCATTGTGTTTGAGTAAGACCAGAAATAATGTTTAAAAGGTGTGTATCAGGTGAAGATAATAAATTATTGTTTACATACTCTGCCGCTAAATCCCATGAATTAACTTTTTTTGCATTTTGTAAAGATAAAACAACGTGGTTGTTATCTTCTAATTTAGCAACTGCTTCATAATATGCGTCTTTATTTTGAGCTTTTAAATCTTTCCATTTAGGGTCTTCTGGATTAATAATTAATTCTGTAGCTCTTTGTTTATCTTTAGTAATTCTACCTGCTACTTGTGCTTGTGCAATAGATTGTTGTTCAGATTTTTGTGTAACAATTAAATCATTTAAATAATCTTCATAAATAGCAAGTTTTTTACTTAATTTAATTTTTTCTTTAGGTGTTATAGACGGGTCAGAATACATTTGAGTTAATTTAATGTAATCATCTGTAGTTCTAAACATCAAATCAGCATGAGCAACAATTTCAGCCGCTAATTCTTTATCAGCTTTTACTCTTGATTTCATTTTTTTCATTAAAGCAACAGGGTCTTTACCCATTCTTTCAGCCGCTAATTCAATATCTTTAAATGTTACTTTACCACTATCTACATCTTCTAATATTTTATTAGATAAATATTTTAAATATCTAGTTGTAACTGTAGCATCATATTTAGTAAAATTAAATGGTTCTTTAGGTGGTTTATCATCAGGTCTAATACCTCTTCCTAAACCTTGTAACATTGCATCAGCCATTTTATCAGGACTATCAGCTTTAATTGTACTTCGTTTTTGTATGTCGTCTATTTGTTTTTTACTTAAATTTTGATAGAAAAATCTTTCTTTTTTAGGTGTTGCTAAATCTACAAACAATTGTCTACCTGTAATATCATCTCTACCATAATTATGTAAATCATCTAATTGTTTAATAGCTTGATTATTCATTTGCCTTGTACCTAATTTAAAACCACCATAACTAAAACCTGCTCCAAAAATTGTACCAAAACCAAATCCTGCTCCTGTTGCTAATGCTGATTGTTTTAAACTAAACTCATCTTGTACACCTGTTTTAATTGCAGTGTTTTGTAAAATAGCATCTTGACCTGATGCAGTAATACCACCAATACCACCTTCTACTAAAGCACCTTTTTTAATTGCTTTTCCTAAAGCATTTTTTGTAGTTCTTTCTTGTACTTCAGCAAGTGTGTTTTTGGAAATTTGTTTAGCAATTTTATTTTTTAATGCTAGTTTTAAAGTTTCTTTATAAGATTGTTTGGCAACTTGTCCACCAACACCTACACCAATTAAATTAACAGGGTCAGCTACCATAGCTCCACCGTTGTCAATTAACCAGTCAGAAAAACTACGTTCAGGTTGGTTCCACCAAAAAGAAGGAAGTTGATTATAAGTCTGTGCAATATATGCAAATTGTTTATTACGTTCTTCATCATTTCCCATAACATCTTTTAAATCTAAACCCATAGAAATAGTGTTGTTATTTCTCCAAGACCTGTCTTCATAGAAATAATCTAATAAATCTGCATGAGACATGTTTTGAAAATTAGCATCATTTTCTCTATATGAATAATAAGATTTTAAAGTGTTATAAAATTTTTCTGTTTGTATTTCTTCTAATGCGCTTTCAGCATCTTTAGCTTTTTTAAGATTATTTTTTTGTACTTCAGAAACATTAACACCAAAAATTTCTATATCGTCTATAGTGCTATTTTTATTTAAATTTAAATTGTTAAGTGTAAGTGATGGTATTTCAGCCATTATTGTTGTCCTCTAAG